TTCGGGACCTGAATGAACTCTTCACCGCTATGACAAAGCAGTTCAGGGAGGATGACCTGAGTAGTGAGGAGTATTACTCGGCAGAGAGGGAAAGGCACATGGGAGGTCTTTTCGGTGATGACCCCGACAATCAAGATGTCCCCGAGAGTGACGACGACCCAATAATTATGCCGTGGAACAAAAGAGCGTGGTCTCACGAGGCATACACGATCGGTCGTGGAGATTTCTTGGGGGGATTGGAATTCTTTGCCAACTGTACGGAGGAGGGGGATCTTCTGTGTGAGAGAATTTTCAGTCGTCTCCCCAACACTCGCGATGATCCCGACTACAAGGAGCGACAAAGGGAGTTCGGTGAAAAGCATGGGTATTGGGCGGAGTGGTTGGATGATAGGTTCTAGGGTAGATCAGCGATGAAAAAAAAAGACAAAAAAAAATAGCATTATTTTCCATTCAAAACCTAGTAAAAATTTGATTTGCCATTTTTTTTTGTTTGCTCATTAGAATACAAATAGATCAACATGGCAATCAACCTGACATTCAAGCAACTCAAATCGCTCCTAGATGAACAAAACAAAAAGATCGCTGATCTTGAAGAAGAAGTCTTTGATCTCACCGAGGAAAGAGAACAAAAGGTACTTGACCTTGATGTGTTTTACAAGGCGGAATGGAACGCATGTGAGGAACTCAAAGAACTCAAAGAACAAATTAAGGATCAGGATGATTACGATATTGATGTTTCTGTGAACTATTGGAAATCCGGCTGGGAAATCCTACAAGCCGAAAATGAAAAACTCACCGAAGAAAATAAAAAATACAAAGATGAAAATAAACTACTCCAAGAGATGCTGGTTGAAATTGGGCTAATAGATGAGTTCAAAGAACTGCTGATGAATCCCCTTCAATGAATACTATAAAATCCATCTTCATCAATATTAACTTCTATCGATTCATTTAGTGAGTCGGTGATATCTTCATCACTTTCACTTGATTCAGTATTATAGTCAGGATCTAGTATTTCCATCATTTCATGAATAAATTCAAGTAAATGAGGTTTTTTTTCTTTCATTAAGATTTCTATGATTTCATCAAACTCTTTGTAACTCATTTATATTTGAAAATATAATTTTAAAACTCTTAAAAATTGAAAAGTTTCTATATCAAACTTCTGTAAGATTGATTAATAGATCTTTCCAAGGTCCATCGGCGAATTCAAACATAGCTGGATTTTCATCTTGGAATTGATTTTTATTAATTGTATTACCCTCATCTCCCTCGTGAGCGATACAAATCATTAATTTACTAATATCAAGATTAATAATTTTTTTATCAGTTCCCGATAAAAGTTTTACTCCTTCACCTTGTGAAGATTTCTCATATCCTTTCATAGAATTAAAATATTTCTTTGTATAGACACAACACGCCTCATGACCTTGATATTTATTAATACATTTTATCGCTGAAGTTTTGAAATTTAATTTTGGATAAACAAAGAGCATTGCTGTACTAGTTGTAATTCCAGCGTTAAATTCTTTTAATGAATTAATAGAATGTCTAATGTAACTTGGAATATAGATATCATCGCTATCCATATTAGCCAAATATTTGTGTGATGCCATCTTGACGAGTTTATTTCTTTTTTCACCGATAGATCTTCGAATATCTTTTTCATAAATATAATTAACTTTGACAGGATAAACTAATTTTAGAAAATTTTTATATCTATCATTATCAATAAATAAATCTTGATCTCCATCTTGTAAAATACATAATTCTAATTTTTCCTTTGGATAATCTAATCCTGTGATATTTGCTATAATTAATGAAATAAATTTTCGACGTCTCCAACAGGGGCAAAGTATTGAGACTGAGGGTAGATCTTCATCGGCGATATTAATAGTTGGTTCACTAATAGGTAAATCATTCATTTAAAATATTTACAGATATTTATTTTTATATATTAAATTTAAAATAGTTTGGTATAGAAACTTTTCTGTAAAAAGAATAAATGACTTTACTAAATGGAGATTGTCTTGATGAAATGAAAAAATTAGAAACTGATTCTGTTGACTTGATCTTTTGTGATTTACCCTATGGACAAACAAATTGTGAATGGGATTCAAAAATAGATTTAGATAAATTTTGGATTGAAGTTATGAGAATTAAAAAAATTAATACTCCTATATTTATGACAACAACAACTAAATTTGGAGTTGAGTTGATTAATTCATCGCCGAAGAAATGTCCTTTTAGATATGATATTATATGGATTAAATCTGCTCCGGCTGGATTTCTATCAGCGAGAAAGATGCCGATGAGAAAACACGAGATGATTTATGTATTTTATGAAAAACTTCCATTTTATGATTTAACTTCACATACTCATAAAATTGTTGAAACTAAACCAAGACCTAATAAAGATCTATATGGAGTCAAAGGTCATGCCGATGGAAAAGAGGGTAAATATGATCCGCCGTTACCAACTTCAGTTATCAAGGGTATTAATAATACTTATAATACTGAGGGTCGTAGTACACCATTGATTAGAGAGGAAGGGGGTAAATATGATCCACCACTACCTACCTCAACTCTTGAAATAAAATCAACTCGGCGAAATCATCCAACTGAAAAGCCGGTTGCTTTGATGGAGTGGATTTTAAAATATTATTCAAAGGTCGGTGATGTTATTTTAGATCCTACGATGGGATCCGGCTCAACAGGAGTTGCTTGTCAAAATATGAATCGTAATTTCATCGGCATTGAAAAAGATAAAGAATTCTATCAGCAAGCTTGGAATAGATTAGATCAAAAAAAATAGCAAAAAAAACATTGAAATATTTGATTTGAGTGTACGGAATCTAATTAGAATAAAAAACTATCAGTAAGAATGGAATTCGCTCTGTGCCAATTTGATCTAATGGAAATGATTGGCAAGGAAGTAGAAATTCAGCGGAAAAGAAAAAATGTTATTCTTGAATTAGATGAATTAATTAATAATCAAAAGAGAGTTTATCAATTTTATGAATATGAATTATTTATGAATCTATATAAAACAGGACTCATTTTCCTGTGGTGTGATTATCTTGATAACATCAGCGCTGGCGATGGATATTGTCCTATTCAAGATTTTCTAACTATTGTTGAAAGTTGGGATGAAGAAATAGCTGAGGATGATCCTAATTATGAATCTAATCTACATTTTATAATTGATGAGGTCTAAATTTCAAAAGTTTCTATACCAAACTTTTCTATTTTAAAGAGTTTCAAATATTATTATTATTATAAATTTGATTTAATTATTTTTTTCTTTATTTGACATAAATATGAGTTTAATAATTTACCATAAAAATTTAAAAGTATTATGGAGTAAAAGATTCAGTGAATATAATGGAACTGAAGAATATTATAAAGATCAAGGTAATCAAATGATAATTGGTGGATTAAGAGAAAATAGAAAATTAAAATATCAAATAGTAATTTATCATGCTTTTATTTCTAAAATACAAAATCAAAAAATATATAAAATAAGTGATGAAGATAAAGATTATTATATTGCTTCAATATTGGCTTTATGGAAACTAGGAGTTTTAGATCCAAATGATAAAGATTCACCGATATATATTGCCCCTAAGCGTAAAGCGAACTCCGTTAAGAGAAAGAAAAAGTCTGCGAATAATTAGGTGTCGCGTCATCAATATTTTTCAACATACTTGCCCCTTGCTGTCCCTCTAATTGATCTTGTTTCTTTTTAGATTCTAATAAAGTTTGTACCGGAGTTAGATCTATCTTTTTTTCTTTTATTATTTTATAAATTACTGCTGATGAATTATTTACTTTTGAATAAGATCCATCGGGGTCGTGGACTGATGTTTTTATTTGAGTTATAACTCTTTTTTCAGTATTTGTAAAAATAGTTTGATTATCCTGTCCTGAATAAAAATCTCCATATCCGTTGACTTTATTAACGATTCCAACAACTGGTCGATTCACAGCTCCGGAAGTTGCTTTTGTTAGATCTTGATTTCCACCGATAAAAGATGCTCTGGGAATAATATCGCTTCTTATACTATAATAAGGTCTTGCCGTTTTAGTTGGTAAATCAATTGCCGTTATTTTTGTTGATGAATCATTCTCACTAAAAAAAACCGTAACGGCTGGGGCGATATTACGATAAGAGTTCATAGGAATTTGCCCCCCGATAGATGTATATCGTCGAGTGTACATCATAGGTTCTGTCAGCGAGAAATTACTATTACCAAATCCGTTTTTAGTCCAACTCAACATATCACTTGCTCTAATTGGTGCCTGAGTTGTTAGACTTGCTAAATTAGATGAATCAGCTCGAGTATTAATAGTTGCCTGTCTCGTTGTATCGGTATTATCAAACTGACTGTAATAAAATCCTAAAACTCCAATTAAATTTTCATTCCAAACCGCCTCGGGGACAACTATTTGTTCAATAAAAAGACCACATGTAGCGTCGTACGGTTGCCACGCTTCAAAATTATTTGATAACATTAATTGTTGAGGCATCTCTCTGTCAGCTGGAATTATTAAATCATTGTATGGCGCCATATCAGGACAGTAAGAATTTCCTAATAATGCTTTATTAACTTTATAACATGGTGAATCAGCCTGAGGATTCGCTGTAGCTCCTGGTACAGTAATAACTCCTGAGGCGTTTCTTACATCTATTTGACCGGCGTTATGAATATTTGATCCTCTCTCGGCAGTATGTAAATTAGTAAATGAAAATCTATTTTGTGTTTCGTCAAATGATAATGCTGGATTATCTGCCCCTAAAAACAAAGATCGATAATATGCCCCTGTATTATAACCACCCGCGAAATCCTCTTTGCCATTCGCCTGTGTTGCTTGACTGTTTTCATATAAAAGATTTTGGAAATGTTGTCCACAAGTGATTCCTGGTTTATAGATTCCACCGATATCAAAAGCGTTTTGTGATTTGTGAGCGCGTGGTACAACACCTGAATAAAGATTAATACAAGCGGATCCATAGGCTGAGAAGTGATAATCAAATCCCCATCGCCGACCACCTTTTCCTGTTTGAGCGATATGAGATTTTCCATTAAATAAATATGAAGGGATTCTATTTCCTGTTCTTGTAAATTGAATTCCTATATAATATTCATCCTCACCTGAAACTGAAATAGCGCTTGATATTCTCATTTGTCTTGCCCAGCCGTAAGCGAGATCATTTATATCGCTGACTCCACCATTAGAATCTTCACAGAATCCAACATCATTCAAACCAAATTTTTCAGTATTTGTATTATAATCAAAGAATAAAGGATAACTTGCCATCTTTTGATTATATGAGTAACCTGGCGGAATGGCGTGTCCTTCTCTCGGTCCATATAAATCGTATCCTAAGGTAAATGATGGGAAGTGAGATTCCGGACCATCATTTTCATCTTGTCTATTAATATGAATATATCTGTGATAATCAACTCCTTGTAAGTTATAATTAGGAGTCCCCTGAGCTAATCCCGGATTACCCATCTGTCGAATATCAGTTCTAAATAATTCAGGATATTTACCTTGAATCTTAAATAATTTATCTAAATTTAATAAATTATCTTCTGTCCATCTCATTCCTAAATTTAAACATTGACTAATGATAGGACTATCTCCTCCACCATTTGATACATCGGGTTTTAAAAATCCTTGACTAGCGTTTGTAGATCTACCTTGTCTCCATAGATCCGGTCTTTTAACACCGATATGTTGAAACATACTCATATATAAATGTGCCCCTTCCTTAACCTCATTACTTGCCCCTGTTCTAACATCCCTGAAATTATCCCAAAGTTTGTGATCCCAAAGCATAGAGGCACAATTATATGGTTTTCTTGTCGGCGATGAATAAGAACCTAATAATCTCATTGACATAGGGTATTCAGCGTTCACCCTCATGGGTCTTGTGTAGGCTGAGGCGTTTTTTAATTCTCCTCTTTTATTAAGTTGTTCTGTGATTTCAGTAGCGACATCAAGTGGTGAATTAAATCCTGCTTTACTTTTCATAGTAAATAATTCTTTGACTTGTTCCCAATCACCGAGAATCGCTGGATCTCGTCTATCAACCCGATCTTGATATGCTTCTGTTCCCGATGCTGAAGCTGTAACTGAATCGGGTCCACCTAATCCTGAAAGTTCACCATCTGCCCCTGAGGCGTTCGCTGATGCCAAAGTTCGAAAAACTTCTTTCATTCTAAAAATAGTATAGCGACTACAATCATTTAATACCATACATTTGGGTCCATTTGGAACCGGAGTTCCTCCTCTATCCGTTGGATTATCTTTATTCCTCCAAACTAATTTTCTGTCGGCTGGTGGGAATTGAAAAATAACATTATCCTCGGGGGCGGGACTACTACCACCTGAAAGAGATGCCGACATGGGACCTGACATTGCGAACTGAACGTTTCCAGCGACTCCGTTATTTGCTGTACGAGTTGTTCCATTTGATTCTCTCCCCGAATAATCATAAACATCCCAAATGTTATCGGGGGTAACTGCGTTAATACTGGCGTTATACCCAATATGACGCCTAGGTAATCCAGCGTAGAATTCACCATTGGTAGTTTTATAAGGTGAAAAAATTACATTTGTTTCTCCGTCATTATAGGGTATAGTCCTGATTTCAGTACCACCAAATTCACAAGCGAAAGGATATATTTGATTTTGATTTACAGCTGATACTCCGTTAAGGGGAGTCATTTGATCGACATTGGCTGGTTCCTGAGGATGTGAAAACTGAATCTCTTTACTGACTTCTACTTTGACAGGAAGTCTTTCTCTTTCTTTTATTTCTATTTTTCCCGCTTCAGCTCCTTTTTCACTTACAAATCCTGAATGTAATTGAATTTTATCACCGATATCTAAAACGATTCCATCTCCTGTTTCACAGGTCCACTCGGCTGGTGAAGTAAAATTTTGAGTTGTTCCTTCAATAGAACTTTGTCTAGAACATTCAACAAGAATAGTTTCTTCCATTATATATTATTATTATATAATATTAAAAAAGTTTACATTAAAAAATACTGAAAAGTTTCTCTCTAACGGTGTCAAACTTTTAAGAATAAGCTACTTCCATTACTCCATCGCTGAGCTGAGCCGTTCTCATTACCTGAACCCACGCCCTAAGAGTAGATGGACCCGACATAGTGAGGCGTTTATCATAGATTTCAATACCTCGGGAATTAACTCTCTCATTACGATTGAGCCGATAACAATGCCAATTTGCCCTAGATCTTACATCAACATTTAGAGAAGAACCTCCAGCATATGCCGATCCCATCGGGTAATCCTCAAACGCTCCAAAATCAGCTTCTTTTGCTAACTGTCCCTGACCCGAATAGAAATCACGACAGATGTGAGGAATGCGACCTTCCGTCATTAATAGATTGTGAAAGTGACGAGCCGAATTAGTAACGTCTATTGGGAATAAAAATAGATCATTGTATCTTAGATTGGTTTCAACTGTGCCGACACCGGTTGCCGTTACAAGAGGAGAATCACTGCCGTAATTATTAATAAGTCCCTGATCACCCGGTTTTTTATTCTCAACCTGTACGCATACTTTATTAACAATTCTACCAGCTCCGCCAACATTTTGGATTAACTGACCTGAAAATTCACTAGAACTGACATCACGTTTTACGAACTGATAGTCAACATAAGAGAAACTCATATTAGCGTTTGCCTGTTGATATTGAAGCATCATTTCCTGAGGATAGAAAATATAATCGGCGACCATCTTGACATCATCACGGAGAATAGTAGCGTCAGCGTCTCCAACATCCCCGAGAGTAGTAACAACCCGACTGGAATCGCTGGAAGCGAGACCTCCCGACACCTGAGGGGTAAATGTTAAATGAATCATAACTTGTTCCTTTAACATAAATAGGGGTAATTGATTCATCTTTAAGAACGGGAATAAATCAGCGATTAAAATAGAGAAAACTGGTTTGTTATCGCTGTCCTGATAATCATGAATCAAACGATTTGGGACGAGTGGGTCGTCCTTGTCAGGGAAAGTGTTAGAGGTCGAATCATAATCAAAATCCTTGCCGTTATCAATACAGATAGAATCCGCTTCATTAATAGATTCAATATTGTTGGCTGGTACACCTGCTAATTTATAGTCTGCCTGACGTTCTTTTAAAGTCGGGCGAGTCCCTAAACCAATTCTAGAACCGAACACTTGTTCGCGTTCTTTATTATTTTCAGGAGTGATGAAATTAGATTCATAAGCAAAGTAATGATTAAAATCTTCTAATTCGCTGACAGTTTTACCACCAACAGTTAATCTTACTCGTTGGAGTAGGGAGGCTACTCCAATGTTTATCGGGAAGAAAGAATCCTGACCGGTCGTTGGATTAGTAAATACAGTTTTATCAATCGCGAAAGTAATACGAGAATTACTATGAAGAATACCTTTATTACTTAAAACAAATCGCGCTTCACTTTGACTAAATGAAACGGGTTCTAAAATTTCAGTAGCGACATCAATCGCTGTATCACTTGGAATTGTACCAATCTTAACTAAATCCGGAATCGCCCCAACACCAGGAGTCGCCGATTCCTGCTGAGTCATACTCTGTGCGGAATTATTAATGCTTGTCATTTTATACTATGACAAATTAAAAAAAAAATATTATGACTAAATTAAAAAAAAATTAACTTATTTCATAACTTGAATTCCAGCCGGAGTGGATAATACTGTCTGTTTCGAGTGAACGAAAAGGAAGACAGACTGAGGAGAATCACTAGATAGTTTAAGCTGGAACTGAACGCCGAATGGAACATTTTCGAAACTGATCCCTTGATCGCTGATAGTATCGTAAGCGATACCTAAGCCGTAAGCGGAACCACCATCCTTTGTTTCCTTAGCCTGAACATAATTATCAGTCATTGAAAAATATTTGTAATTGTTCGGCATAACGGACGAGCGATTAACCTTAGCGAAACCCATCACTGAATTAATATAATTACGAGCTAACTGAGAATCAATCGTTGTATTACTGGAAGTTTCTTTCTGTATTGTGTCGAGATTGTACTGAAGAGGATAACGTTCACCACCACGAGTGAAAACTGCCTGCTCAACCACCGCTACTGAACCATCACTATTTGTAAAAGGAAGCGTTGCTAATCCGTCCCTTGTCAAATTATTAATATGACTTGCTGGGACTACATTCATGTATGCTCCAAGCACCTTGGAGAGGGCAAGGTTGAAATTCAAAGTAGCATTCGCTGAATTAATAGTTTGATAATACGATGTAATAGAATTATAAACAAAAGTATTCGTAGTCTGTGACATTAAAGATGATAACTGATCCGGAGGAGGAACCATCGTTTCACAGATAAGTCTAACATTTGATAATTCATAATGAGCGTTGAGGAGATTGGTGGCGTTGTTATCTTTGGAAAATAAAACATTACTATCAGGGGCAAGCTGGAGTTCAATACGGAGACCACCGACACCCCAAGTTCCCGACAGAGGAATTGGTTCCTGACCTAAAAATAGACCACATACGAGAGGAATACAGAATTCATTTTTACCCTGAGCGTCGTCAGCCTGAGTATTAGTAATGACTCCTAATTCCTGTGCCTTGAAATTAGGGAACCGAAGAGACGTTTCATAAGTGTGACCCGCGAAATCATCCATCGACTGAGTCACCGATAGATAAGAAGACATCATACGATTGTGATGATTAATAGATTCCATTACCTGACCCGACTTTTGGCTGAAGATAGTCATTTGATCTACTACGGAATTTACTCCTAATCTTTCATTCATACGAATTCCATCTGTTTCTACTGGTAGAGTAGTGCCACCAGCGTCCTTCCAAACAGTGAATTCGCCGACTAATCGAATCGTGCCGGGTTTTACAAATCGATCCTGTTCACCGAGTAAGAACTGGATAGTTGGTTGCCCGTTATAATAACTTAACTTTCCATCACTAGTGATATTAGATGGTACAATTTCTTGATGTGTTGAATAACTTGTCATTTATATTAATTAATTATAATATAATTTTCATTTAATAATTTTAAAAAACTAATTTTTAAGAAAGTTTGGTATAGAAACTTTTAGATAACAACAGAAATGGAATTACCTGAAATAACAATACGTCTTAAATGACCACACCAAGTGTTCCAAAGTTTATTCTTCGCCGGAGGAGTAGTTTCCTGATATTCTACCTGAAGCTGGAAATCACGACCTCTCGTGTCGTACACACCATCCTGTAAAGATAGAGCGCGACCAATTACAAAATTCTTCCTGAAGTTAAGTAACGAATGAGGTTTAATTCCACCCATCACTAATGCTTTTTCTAATTCTATGAGAGGTTGCTGATCAATACTAGTTAAATTAGAAATACGATCACATTTGACCTTACGGCTAGGATTTAATTTTCCATCATAGAATAACTGATACTGAGTAAGATTATCGGTGATTCCAACAAGACCCGGTCTCACCGAATGATTTGCCCCGCGGAAATCATATTCACCGCGATCATAATATTCAATAACAGTATTTAATCCCCGAATAATTTGATCCTGAGTGTATACCGACGCATCACAGGGGATAGCTAAAACAGATTTAGCGCGACTTTGAGTTAGTGGAATTCTTAGAGTAGTCAGTTTTTCACTCGCGATTTGAGATGTTTTATAATTAGTATAAGATAAGAAATCATAATTCATTGCCCCTCCCTCCTTCATCATGCTCGCTAATTTCGAAGTATAACCCTGAGGCATACTTACCTTTTGTACTATAAATTCACAATCGGTGATTTTGTAAGTCGGTCTAAACGCCGTAGTAGCGTTACCGATAGAAGAATCAACGAGTATCATTTGATCGTCCATAGTGGCTGTCGGGGCATACGCCTGAGTTAAGGTAATCTTGACAGCGTTCTTTGTTCCCGCTTCATAATCAATAGATTGAATAACTCCGTGAGAACTATTAATAATAGATGGATTAGAGACGTTTGTATTACTTTTTAAGAATTTAACATGTTGACCAATAGCGAGGGGGATTTGAGATCCACCAACCGAAGCATTAATACCCATAGTATTGTCTCGCCGAATATAGAAAGCGCTGAATGCTTTGGCTGAGTTGCCCCCGGGTGCGTACAGAGGGGCGGTGTTAGGGTCGGCTGGTGGAGCCGTTCCGTCAGCGAGAGTATCACAAGATAAGAATAAAGGATTCGCCGTGAGTTTTCTGTGATGAGAACAAGTGTCTAACTGCTGAATACAATGTTTAGCGTCTTCAAGAATTATTTCTACGATAAGACCCTCAGTTAAACCAACGGGGAAAATTTTATCATTTGAGAATATTCCCGTATTTAGGGGTAAAAGACATTTACATTTCTTAAATTCAACTTCACCCGATGTGCCATCACGAGTTCCTGTAGCCGGAGATTTGAAGTAAGGATTATTATTAAGATTATTATTAGTATCCTGAGTTAGTCCAGTCGTGCCTCTGTTGCGTTCATCGTAATAAACACATCCCTCGGTTAACGCCCGTTTCTGTTTAATAGTATCATTAAGTTCATAATCGTACTTAACAGCCGTTAAAACATTATAATTTTGATATTCCTCTAATAGAACGCGACCAGCGCCTCCCGAATAGATCCTCAGGTCCCTGATTAAAACTTGACCGCCGAGCTGACCATCTAATTGAAGGAAGATAGGATTTGATGGATTACTTAGTTCCACATCAAATTTCAGGTAAGATTCCTTCGGTTGAAAAAAATTCACCGATGAAGGAATATGAAATTCAATCTTCTGTCCCGGATTGTAATCTAATCCATGTTCAGCGGGAACCGCTATTTTAGTTTGACCGATTGGTATTTTATCCTCTGCTGTCCAAAAATTAGCCATTTATATTTATACTTTAATAAATAATAAAAAAAAATATGGAAAATTTAAAAAGTCAAAATCATCCTATATGACTTAGAGGATTATGACTCATATTTCCTACGAATCCTAATGAAGCGTAAGCGGGTGCTATCGCTCCCCCATTCATCTTCGGCGCCACACTAGCATCTGTTGTGCCGTCACTTTTAATACCGACTTCTTTATCATCACTCTTTTCATCTTCAATAGATCCAACAGCTGATAGACCCGCCCCTGCCAAAGTAATTGCGCCAGCGATAGGTGCTAATAGACCACCAGTAAATGCCGATACGACATCGGCCGCCGAACCAACCTCGGTGAGAATATCTCCCGCTTTATCAATACCTGAATCTTCTACTCTCTTTCCAGTAGCCGAGTCTACTCGAGTGTACATTGATTTACCACCCGTTTTTATTAATGAATTAATATCTCCCCCAGCGTCCATTAATCCACCGATCGCTCCAAACGCCTTGCCACCAACTAGACCTAAGGTCTCACCACCACCAGCCTTGACAAGTCCCTTTTGAATAATTCCTTCTACTCCTGTTAATCCTTCACCGCCACCAGCTACCGAACGAAGAACTCCTGGTTCATCCGCTGTCCCTAATCCCCTCAAAAAGGTCCCTCCGCCCGCTTCATCTAGACCTTGACCGAAACCGACAATTCCACCTTTAAGGGCTGTCCCCGTAGTTCCTGCTCCATCGGCGAGAGCGGATCCAAGAGTAGACAGTCGCGACGCGCCCTGTTCCGCTACCGCGGGTCCTGCGCTAGCGAGTCTTGCCCCTAACGCTTCGCTTGCCCCTGCTACCGCTCCTTTCGCTCCTTGTTTGAGACCCGATCCAACCTGAATTACTTTTTGAATATCGCTGACATTTCCACCAATATCTTCTTCATTTGTAGTAGTATCTCTACCCCTAGCGTCCTTCTGTGCCCCTTTAAATTGTTTAGTCGCTAAATCAAAGGTCGCCTGTCTTAATTGTCTTTCCTGATCCATCTTGCCGTGGAGAGTATTTTCTTCCATAATCGAATTACTGATTCCGTACATATCCATCTTTGATTGTTTTATATATTATTTTATATCTTTATTTTCATCGGTAAATTCAAAATCTTCATTATCTAATTCAGGAATTTCGCCGAGAATTGTTGGACCTTCAGCTATTAATTCTTCAAAGTTACGATATGCTTTGGGTGGATTACTTTGAAAATCCATGTGAAGAAAATTATATTTATCAGGTGTTGCTTTCTTATAAATTTTTAACCAATTATCACCACCACCGAACACATCCCCGTACTCCTCAGCCATCTTGCCGAGTTCTTTTTGATTTGGAAAAGGAGATCCAACTAAAACATTCGTAGCGTTTTGTCTAATAATAGGACTACAACTTCTAAAATTCTGTGAACTAATAATTAATAATTTAATATTAAAATGACGGAATCGACTTGCTAAATGATTTATTCTTGCTTCTCTGCGAATACTACCTAAACAATCATCTAAAATCACAGCGATATCGGGTTGATCTTCTTTATCAAATCCTTTCTGTTGACTAACTATTCCATCAATAATCATATCATTATAACTATCATGAGTATTAAAAGCTTTCGCTAAAAATCTTGAAGTTACATCATTCGCGATTGTATTAGAAATAATAGTCGTAGTATGAAATCTTTCCTGAGCGTCATAGAATCCCATTTCACTGTCGCCGAGTAAAAGATTACTAATAATTGTTGATTTTCCAGTTCGTACTGGACTTATCATTAAGAGGAGCGCCCCTCCACCAGGTCCCGCAATTTGAGGGAGATGCGGATGTATTTCAGGGTGTCCGTCATTTCCCGCGTCTTCAGGTGGAACCACTGGCATAATTGTTGGCACAAATTTAGATTTTCTTTCTTCACTTCGTAGGACTGACTTCTTGTTTGAACCATCTTTATTCATCAAAGATATTTTAATATAAATAGATAAAAAAAAAAATCTGTAAGAAAGTAAAAATGAAATTTATAATTCCATCCTATCAAAGATCACGAGAAATTCAATTAAAAACTTTGAAATATTTAGGGGACCAAAACGTCCCAGCTAAATCTATTTATATTTTTGTAAGAGAAGATGATCCGGAAATCGAAAAATATAGGGACTTAAAGGAATTTAATATTATTGAGGCAAATGTAAAAGGAATTGGAAAAACTCATAATTTTATCACTGATACTTTTGATGAAGGAGAATTTATTATTGAGATTGATGATGATATGGTAGATCTAATTGATTGTGAAAAAAACTCTGTGGATTTTATTGATAAGTGTTGTGAAATGAAAAAACTTATGAATGAAAAAAAAGCTAGTTACGGAGGAACTTATCAATGTGATAATTCTATGTTTATGAAAGGTTGTAAAGAATTTACTTTTGATTTAAGATATTGTTTAGGATGTTTACGATTTAGATTTGTTAGAAAAGAAATTATATTAGAAACAAATTATGCTGAGGACTTCGAAAATTGTATTCTTCATTATTTAAGAGATGGATTAATTGTTAAAAATAATTGGAT